GCTTTAGCGACACAACAGTCTATCAAGGCCTATGTGGACGCACAGGACGCCAACATAGCATCAGACACACTGACATTAACCAACAAGACATTCGACGCCAATGGCACAGGTAACTCGATATCAAACATCGACTTCGCTGATTTCACAACAGGTGTGGTATTGGATGAAGACAACATGGCATCCAACTCAGCGACCAATCTTGCAACACAACAGTCTATCAAAGCATACGTTGACGCACAGGTAACAGCGTCAGACCTTGACTTCCAAGGTGATTCAGGTGGTGCATTGAGCATCGACCTTGATTCAGAAGTGCTTGACATAGCAGGTGGTACGGGTATTGACACATCAGGATCAGGCAACACACTGACCGTGGCGATCGACAGCACAGTGGCAACACTGGCTGGAACTCAGACGTTCACAAACAAGACCTTCGACGCCAATGGCACAGGCAACTCGATCTCGAACATCGAGGTGGCTGACATGGCTGGATCGGCTGTTATTACAGTGGCAGAAACACTAGCATCAAATGATTCAGACACAGCATTTGTTACAGCAGGTGCCATTATTGACTACGTTGACGCACAGGACGCCAACATAGCATCAGACACTTTAACATTCACAAACAAGACCATCGACGCCAACGGAACAGGTAACTCAATCACAAACATCGACTCGGGTAACTTACTATCAGGATTCTTGAAAGACGAGGACAACATGGCATCCAACAGTGCCACTTCTGTTGCTTCACAACAGTCGATCAAGGCCTACGTTGACACAGAGATCGGAAACATATCAACGGCGGCAATCAGCCAAGGTAACAGTAACGTAACAGTGGCTGACTCAGGTTCGGGTGCGATCACAGTTGTCGCAGATGGTAACACAGAGTTGACTATCAATGACACCAGTGCCACATTCAGTGGTAACGTGATCGTGTCAGGCGACTTCACAGTGAACGGTACGACCACGACAGTGGCCACTACCAACACGGTTGTGTCAGACTCACTGATGGAATTGGGCAACGGCACGACGGGTGCACCAGCCAACGACGCCGGTCTAGTGATCGAGCGTGGTGATTCCAACAACGCTTTCATCGGTTTCGACGAGTCGGAAGACAAGTTCAGGGTTGGTACGGGCACATTCACTGGTGCCTCAACAGGCAACTTGACCATAACCACAGGAACGCTACTGGCCAACATCGAGGGTAACGTGACGGGAGCGGTGACTGGTAACGCCAGCACGGCCACGACACTGGAGACCGCAAGGACCATAGGTGGTGTTTCATTCAATGGATCAGCCAACATCAACCTACCAGGTGTGAACACAGCAGGTAACCAGGACACTTCAGGTAATGCGGCAACTGCCACTGCACTTGAGACAGCAAGGACGATCGGTGGTGTTTCATTTGACGGAACAGGCAACATCAACCTACCAGGTGTTAACACAGCGGGTAACCAGAACACGTCAGGAAGTGCGGCCACGCTCACAACTGCAAGGACCATAGGTGGCGTTTCATTCAATGGAAGTGCCAACATCAACCTACCAGGTGTGAACACAGCGGGTAACCAGGACACGTCAGGTAACGCGACCACGGCCACGACTGCCGCTGTGGCGACAACGGTCACACTGGTGGCCACCGACACCACCAACGCCACGCACTACATCACATTCACTGATGCGGCCACTGGCAATGAAAACGTTAGGACGGACACCAACCTAACATACAACCCAAGCACCAACGTGTTGACCACCACGGCATCAGCGGCACAGTACGCGGACGTGGCGGAGCGTTTCGAAGCAGACGCTCCTATGGAAATCGGCACAGTTGTTGAAGTGGGTGGTACAGCGGAGATCACGGAAGCGACTTCAGAGATGTCCCAGGACGTTTTTGGTGTCATATCTCACAAACCAGCGTACATGATGAACTCAGGCGCGGGTGACGACGAGACACACCCGTTCGTTGCCATGACAGGTAGGACACCGGTCAGGGTAGTGGGCGCTGTGACAAAGGGTCAGAGACTTGTTACTTCATCAATCAAAGGTTGTGCTAGAGCAGTGGCGCAGGGCGAGTCAATCTCTCCTTTCAACGTCATTGGTAGAGCATTAGAGTCCAACACAGACGCAGGTATCAAATTGGTAAACTGTGCTGTGAGGACCAACAACTAATAAATATCACTACTTTTTAGTAGAATCAAAGGGCGGCTCTAGGGTCGCCCTTTTTTTTTAGGCTCATAAATACCTATACTGCTGTCGGTCGGCAATGATATCTAGACCGTGTAGGACATATGTTCTACTAACATTATTATAAGGAGTACCCTGGTATGGCCATAGGTCGTATAACTGGGTCGGTACTGAAGTCGAATCTGACTAGGAACGGTACGGACCTGGCATTTGAAACAAACCTTTTATACCTCGACGTAACGAACTCTCGAGTGGGTATTGGTACTTCAGAACCCACAACAGCATTACAGGTAGTAGGAACGGTAACAGCCACAGCATTCGCTGGTGACGGATCACAACTCACAGGAATAAACGTTGACACCAACATACAGTTGGTGGGAGACGATTCAACGGGCGCCACACTGGGCACGGGTGAGACATTCAAGATAGCGGGCGGAACCAACATCACAACGGCTGTGAGTGGCGACACACTGACTGTCACAGGACCAGACCTAACATCCTACATCACGGCTTCCAGCACAGATACATTAACGAATAAGACGTTTGACGCAAATGGTACTGGTAACAGCATCTCCAACATCGAAGTGGCCGATTTCGCATCAGGCGTACTAGACACTGACCTGTCTAGTGTGGCAGGCACAGACACTACTTTGGCATCTGCAAAAGCAATTAAAACTTATGTTGACTCGCAGGTAACGGCATCAGACCTTGACTTCCAAGGTGATTCAGGTGGTGCATTGAGCATCGACCTTGATTCAGAAACACTCGATATAGCAGGTGGTACGGGTATTGACACATCAGGATCAGGCAACACACTGACCGTGGCGATCGACAGCACAGTGGCAACACTGGCTGGAACTCAGACGTTCACTAACAAGACGTTCGATGCCAACGGAACAGGCAACTCGATCTCGAACATCGAGGTAGCCGACTTCGCTGGTTCGGCCATCATCAACGTATCAGAGACACTGGCGAGTAACGACTCAGACACTGCTTTAGTGACTGCAGGGGCCATCATCGACTACGTGGATGCACAGGATGCCAACATTGCATCAGACACGTTGACGTTCACGAACAAGACCATCGATGCCAACGGCACTGGTAACAACATTACGAACATAGACAGTGGAAACTTCCTATCAGGATTCTTCAAAGACGAGGATGACCTATCTAGTGACAGTGCAACATCAGTTGCTTCACAGCAATCCATCAAGGCCTACGTGGACGCGGAAGTGGGTGCGGTGTCAACATCATCGATATCACAAGGCAACTCAAACGTCACGGTAACAGATTCAGGTACGGGGGCGATCACTGTTGCCGCAGACGGTGGCACGATCATAACGATGAATGCCACAACGGCATTAGACGCATCTGGTGTAACCAACGCCATAAGATTACCCAACGGTACAACCGCACAGAGACCAAGTGGAGCGGTAGGTGAGATAAGATACAACAGTTCAACAGACACCATAGAGGGCTACACGTCGGCGGGAGGTTGGGCACAACTGGGTGCAACTAGTTCTACGTCAGAAAACACAGACGACACTGCTACAGATAGTGAGACGGCCATCAGCACCACAGAGAAAGTGATCAACCAATTCGTCACGGGAACATATGACAGTGCATGGTATCTGGCCATAACAAGGGACGAGATCAACGACGAAGTGTCGACGGCCAAGTACAGCCTGGTACACAACGACACAGATGCGTTCGTGTCAGAATCACACATCACACAGTCAAACGTCAGCAACACGTATATCACGGTGACTGCGGACGTGGCGGGCGGTAACGCTAGATTGAAGGCCACTGGTGGTAGTGTTGTCAATTCCGTGAGCTTCTACAGGATAGGATTAGGTGACAACACCACGGCAGGCACTACGGGAAATGTAACAACCACGATAAACACAGATGTTGACAGTGCCGCAGAGAAGATAGATGGGTGGGCACTGGCCAGTTACAGGGGCGCCAAATACTACATCTCCGTCAACAACACCACAACGGGCGAACTGTCAAACACGGAAGCACTAGTGGTGCACGATGGTTCAACTGCATACATCACACAATATGGTAACGTCAACACCGGCAACAATGACTTGATAACGCTGACCGCAGAAGTGGACTCCACGGAAGTTGTGTTGAAAGCATCTGCGCAGGCACCAAATTGTCGTGTCACGGCATACAGGATTTTACTCGCTGACGATGAGTCAGCCTCAACTGGTGATAATGTCAATATTGTAGAAGCGACTACTGTGAGTTCCGCCGCAACAACAGTTGATTCGTTCAACACATCAACCTACACAGGTGCGTTTTACGTGTTCACAGGATACAACTCCTCAGAAGGTGCGGCCAGCATATCAGAGGTCATGGTGGTTGCCAATGATGAAGCCTATGTGACACAAGGTCCATTGGTCAGCACAAAAGGCACAGACCAACTGGACATCACTGCCAGCCTGTCAGGAAGCACAGTCACAGTCCAAGCGGCATCAACATCAGGATCAAGCACTACGGTCAACGGTTACAGGGTACACATGCTGAGAGGATCAGCGGGTGCATCAACGGCAGACACGGTATTGGTTTCAACAGAACAGACTATTTCGGGTGCCAAGACATTCAGCAGTCCTATCGCACTGACTGTGGGAAGCGATCCATCTGGTGTGGCCAACAACGCACACATATACGCCAAGGACGAGGCATCCAGTGCTGAAGTGTTCGTTAGGGACGAAGCGGGTAACGTGACCAAGATATCTCCGCACAACGAACAAGGTGAATGGGAATACTTCTCGAGGAACACCAAAACCGGAAAGACCGTGAGGGTAAACATGGAAGAGATGATCCGTGATATTGAGAAACTCACAGGCAAAAGATACATCAAAGATTTTTAAACAATCAAATCTAATATAGTCTGTAACTTACCTTTTATACTTTTATTATTCAGTGTATTTTTCAGACCCATGTGTAAATTCTTGGGCCAGCACTCAAACGCCGTCCAGCAGTAACCTGAGTGTTCCTCATTTAGTTTAGGAATAAATTCTGCGTCTATGGCTACTAGATATGTGTGGAAGAAGAACTTCTGATCGTTTGACGTGAACATCTCCAATGGAATCACTTTCTTGAACTTGGGTAGACCACCTGTCTCTTCTTCAATCTCACGCTTCAGACCTTCGAAAGCACTCTCCGAGAATTTGCTCTTCCCACCGACCAATCCCCACATGCCTTGTGTCTTCTTGTCAGTCCTCTGTAGGAACAGGAAACGTTTGGTGCTGGTGGCGTAGAACAGGGCACCTGAACAGACTATATTATCTTTCATGATATATTATAACAACTATGGGGTTGTGGCGTCAAGACTTGAGTTGTACCCTGGATCCGCACCGCCGTCTAGCACTATGCTCCAGTTACCTTGCGTGTACACGCCCTCGTATGATTTGACCCATTCCGTGCCATTGAATCTATACTGTATGCCTGTGTTAAGATTGGTCACATAGTGCAGTGTGGAGTCTGGATTGGAAGCATCAAATACTTTTAACCATTTACTCTGAGACGAGTTGTATTCAATAATGTCACCCACGTTGGCGATCAAAGTTCCCCAGGTTTGGCTTTGGAAACTGGCCGTGCTATCTCCCACATCATTGATAATCAAATACCTGTCGCCATTAGCGGGTGTTCCTGGATCAAATGTTGCAGGATTTATAATCTTCTTGACTGCCGTGAGTGTATTACTTGGTATTGTGTCGCCGTCAATTGTGTACAATAAGATCGTATCATCTAGAGTTGACGTTGCTATTGTGCCAATAATCTCATTGCCGTTTGGCTGTGTCAATCTTATCTGTGATGTACCATTCGTGACTTTTCCATACTGATCTAGTAACACCTTCCAGTTTACCGCTGGACCAAATGTTTCAAATGGATCATAGTTGTTAGGCTCGTTCGCTCCTGTTTGGAATCCATCGCCGCCTGATTTAACATTTGTACCTGTTGATCCTAGTAATCGTAGTTGATTACCCGTCACTAACAATCCAAAGTTGTTTGGCGTGATGTAACTCCTTGAAGTAAGTTCCCCGTCTATCAATCCTTTTGCTATGCCGCCATCGTCGTCGTATATGCTCATTATGATCTTTTGTATAACACCTAATTTCTTGACTTTCACAGGTGGTGATAACCATATTGGCATACTGAATGTCAGTGTTGCAACATCTATCTCTGAATCCGCACCTACTGGTATGGTCCTCGAACTAAACGTTGTACCTGTCAATTCAACATAACTCAAACTGGTCCAGTCGATGTAGTTGTCTGTTTTCTGTATCTCGAAGTCTGGATTGAATAGATACAATATCTGTTCCATTATCTGTAGTTTCTGATCCGTGTTTGTTGTCCAAATGTCCGCCGACACTTCCATTCTAAACGGCGATGGCATCACTTTCTCTATGGTGTATCCAGCACCCAATTGGTTGGTGTATTGACCAGTTGATTCGTCGTATGCACGTTCTTTCAGGTGCTGTTTCTCTATGTGGTAAGGATTCTGCATCCTATCCCTGTCGTAATTCAGTTCTCTCACATACGCCGCTATCCTCGGTGCGTACTGTAGTGCGTTCTCTGAATTGTTCCTGATGATGTTTGCTACCTGTCTCGTTGGATCTCCGTACACCACCGGCACTGCCCTTAGTTGTACAGACCCATCACTGCCTTTGCCCGTCTCCACGGAAAAGTTACTCAAGATCCTAATGAATTGAGTGAGGAATTTCCTAACCTGTCCTTCGTAAAAGTGTAGCATTCTTAATTGTCAGCCTTTGGTTTCAGTGCATCTGTCAATGACTGTCTCTGTTTAACTGTTAATCCGTTTATTGTTGATTCTGTTGCATTGTTTACAAAACTTGTTTTGTAGTTTCCTCTAGAATCATTGTTCGTTGTAGTTATTCTAACACTGTCCTCGATTTTGACCCATCTGACTCCGTCGTACCTGAACAATCTGTTTGGTAAGAAATCTGTCCTCAAAAAGTAATCACCTTGGTCCACACCCGATGGTGGGAATGAAATCCCAAATCCTGCTGGATTTCCATTAGGCACACCGTCTACAGTTCCGTCATTATTTAATTTTACGTCGCCGTCTAGGTAGAAACCATAGTGTGAACTGGCCGGGGTGTCGATCACGGCGTTTACCTTGTTGTCACTGCTGGCCCTCTGTGCTTCTGTGTTCACATTTTCTGTCCTGATGTTACCCTTCTCATCGATTGGTGCAACATAGTATTGCTTGTAGTTGAATCCTGCCTTTGGAGCATCCTGCTCTGCCTGTGCAACGATCTGATCGTTGATGGTTTTCTCCCTGTTGTATGTGCTCATGTAACTGGCGACTGAGCCCGTGGTCGTTGCATCGCCTATAATGTCTTTGAATTCCTGTGAATCAACCAGTGTCTTCATTTTTAATCTCAACAGATGTGGCCACCAAGTTTGACTGAATCCTTCCGCGGCCCTGTTTACATCTTCTACCACATAGTATCTTTTCAGTGCGATTGGCACACTTTCGTCTAGAGAATAATCTTCCTTCATGTGTGGGAATTCTATAACATCGCCACTCATTGGTTTCCTGCCAATCCTTTCCACAATATCGTTCAAATGCACTGTAAGGAATAGTGTGTCATTCTGTAAGAACATACCAAACTGTGATAGGTTGAAATCTGCATCTTGCACATTGTATATTCCTCGCACAGTGTACACATCGCTTGAATATTTTCTGTCTCTGTTCTCTAGAAATAATAAATCCTGTATTGTGGTCTCGTTTAGGTCGCTTCCTGTCACCCTGGGTTGGCTGGGACTTGCAGGTCCATCCTTGTTGGTGTCTCCCTGATCGTATGGTCCTAGGTATTTGTGCAGGTGTAGATCTGTGCCACCCACCTGAAACATCTCCTTGATGTTGCGATCGAAGAACTTGTAGTCGTTGCCCTTTTCAGGCTTAAAAATGGATAATCTTGGCATATCATACATATTTATTGCACAGGCAATGACTATAAATATGAGTATGTCAGAACTACAAACAGGACAACAAGAAATTTTCGATTACGTCAAGAACAATCTCGGTGACGGGATGATTGACGTTGAATTGGACCCAAAACACTATCAAACGGCACTGGAAAGGGCTGTGAACAAATTCAGACAGCGATCATCAAATGCCGTAGAAGAATCATATGCTTTCCTTGAATTGAAGAAAAATCAAAACACCTATATCTTGCCAGATGAGATCATCAATGTGAGGAATCTTAACAGGAGGACTGTGGGATCAAGGACTGAAGGTGGTGAAGGTGGAACATTGTTTGAGCCATTCAACTTGGCCTACACAAATACCTACTTGTTGAGAGCAGGTGCAACTGGTGGTTTAGCAACCTACTACGCTTTTGCATCATACCAGGAACTTGTTGGTAAGATGTTTGGAAGTTTCATACAGTTCCATTTTGATGTGGCGACTAAAAAATTGACTATCACTCAAAGACCTAGAGCGGACGACGAAACCGTGCTGATGCACACAGACAACTACAGACCTGACATCACACTGTTCAAGGACATCTACTCAAAACCGTGGATCAGAGATTACACACTTGCTGTGTCTAAAATAATGTTAGGTGAGGCCAGAGGTAAATTCAACACCATAGCAGGACCACAAGGTGGCACGACACTGAACGGTGATGCATTGAAGCAAGAAGGCCAAGCAGAGATCGAAAGGTTGGAAGCGGACATAGGAAACTTCCAAGAAGGCGGAACGCCACACAGTTTTGTTATTGGTTAATTGACCAAGATCTCCATTTAAATACCCTGCAATGAAAAAATCCAATTACAAAAATTACTCTGACCTCTCACTGGAAGAGCTGGAAAAGTTGGTAGAGGAGTTGGAAATCATGAGCATAAAAGCGTTGAAAGAACGCAAGAAGACCTTGAGAGCATCCATATTGAGATCTGTGAGAAAAGCAATCAAAGAGATTGAAAAACGTTTAAAAAAATAGTATAATAATCCTATGTTAATAGGTATAGTAGGTTTAATAGGTTCTGGTAAAGGAACTGTTGCAGACAGACTTGTAGAACGACACGGATATCAAAAAGATAGTTTCGCAAAAAGTCTGAAAGATGCCGTGGCATCCATGTTCAACTGGGATAGGGCTCTACTCGAAGGAGACACGGAATCCAGCAGGCAATGGAGAGAACAACCGGACAAGTTCTGGAGTGAGAAATTTGGAAAGCCTACCACGCCAAGATGGGTACTACAATACTTCGGTACGGAAGTGATGCGTGGTCAGATGTATGACGGAATATGGGTGGACAGTTGCATTGGCAGATACAAAGGTCAAGACACGGTGATAGCAGACACAAGATTCCCCAACGAAGTCAAACAGATCAGGGCACACGGGGGCAAGATCATACTGGTCAAAAGGGGTCAAGCTCCTGACTGGTTCGTTGACTACGTGGAAGGCAACATAGAACCCAAGGGCATACACACGTCAGAATACGCCTGGGCCAAAGAGGAGTTTGATTTTGTCATCGAGAACAACGGCACCAAAGAAGAATTATACGCCAAGATAGACAACCTAATCGTCAGCGACGAGATCACCAACACGCCAACCAAGTCTACGGGTACTGCCCAGCCTCTGGCAATTGGCGCAAACAGTTTTTAAGTTAGTAGCAGAAGTATTCCTCAGATCACCATCAACGAACAGCACATCCAGTTGTGATTTATCCTGTGCTTTGAATCCACACAATTCACATTTCTTGTGTTTCTTGTATCCGGATCTCTGTAGTGCTGTCACACCTCCCACACGCTTGCCGGCCCGTTTCCTGATACAGGTGTCGCACCGACTACGCCAATACACCCGACCATATCTCTTGTAGGCATAGGCCCTGGGTTT